GTTAAAGCCCCGAACTCATAATTCGGTAATCGTAGGTTCAAGTCCTACCTGGTGTACTATATAATTAAACATATTGGTCTGTAGCTCAGTTGGTAGAGCGCCGAACTGTTAATTCGGATGTCGCAGGATCGTAGCCTGCCAGACCAGCCAAACCTTTATAGCTCAGGGGATAGAGCGACGGACTTCTAATCCGCAGGTCGTAGGTTCAAATCCTACTAAAGGTGCTTAGTTATATTTTCCACCACGGCGTTTGTATTCTTGAACAACCCATCCGTTTGCATATGCTGAAGGATAAACTTTAAACTTCTTTTTTGCTTCTGCAACTACTCTTGCATATAACTCTTTGTCTGCAGGCTTTCCTTTTCTATTTCCAATTACTCCGCCAAAATCTTCTTTTTTAGATAAGTCAAATATTTCTGTAAGAGTTTCTGCCCCAGGTATAAGTTTTCCAAAGTCAGCAAATAAAACTTTATCTCTTTCTCTGTTTGCAATTGCTCTTGACCAAGAATATCCTGCATCTCCACCCCAAGCTAACCACATTATATATCCATTAGATGGGTTAGCGTTATTTCCCCAGTCTTTTCCTTTTTTATCCACTTCGTGGCGTGAGAAGTATGAGTACATTCTTTTCACAGTGCTAAGAGAAATTGTTTCTCCTCTTGCTAACTGACCTGCACGAGTCCAACCAACTTGAGTACCCGCTCCAGTTGCTTTGCCATCTTCCTTAAACTTAATTGCTCTACGTGCAGCAGATCTTGCTCCTGCTGGAGGAGAGTATCCTTCTGCTTTTGATACTTCATCTGTATCATATTCAACATCATCATCATCTTCAAAAAGATCATCTGCTTTTTCAGCAGGAACACAGTTAGGAACCATACGTCCATTATCTCCAGGCTTCATACCTCTTTGAACATATCCATCCCAACAAGGTGCTTGCTTAGAAATATCTTCTGGACAACACTCTGACTTGCCAATTGAAGCGTCATACATTGCCATTTCTTTTTCTGAATCCATTTGATGTCCCTCTAATGTTTCTAGCTTTGTAGCATCTAAATACATCATTCCTATGCTGTAGGCTGTTTCTTCCCATTCACCATCTTCTTCTTCATAAACCCTAACAGACATTGCTGGATTATCTGGTGGCATTGAGACTAAAGAATATTCTGATCCAGGGGTTCCAAGTATTCCACCCTCTATCATAATATGCTCTACTCTGCCATGGACCATTCCTTCTTTGGTCATGCCCATAACAAAATTACCCTCTTTTATCTCTATCATATAATTATTATATCAGATTTTAGCAAACAAATAAAATTCATTATAGATTAAGCAATGGTTTTGAGGCTGTCATGCTATAATTGTTTTACGTTTAAAATAAAGGGGTTTGTGTGGCTAATATTGTTTTTTTAGGTAATTTTGAGGTTGAATATAGCAGTGAGAATCATCATGTTAAGTCTTTGGAGTCTCTTGGGCATACCGTTAAAAAATTACAAGAAAAAAAAGCAACTAGCGAAGAAATTCTAGATAAAGCATTAACCTCTGACCTATTTATATGGGTACACACACACAAATGGAAAACTCCAGGAAATCTGTCAATGATAGATGTCTTAAAACAACTAAAAGCTGTAAATAAAATAACAATGACTTATCACCTTGACTTATGGTTTGGCATTGAACGTGAAAAAGATTTAAAGGGTGATGATTTCTATACAAACATAGGTCATTTCTTTGCTACAGATAAGTTAATGTGTAACTGGTTTAATGAAAACACAAGCGTTAAAGGGCACTTCTTGCCTGCTGGAGTTTATGATAAAGAATGCTATGTGCATTCAGATTATGATATAAATAACTTTGAGCATGACATAATTTTTGTTGGTAGCAAAGGATATCATCCTGAACACAAATACCGTCCACAGCTAATAAACTTTTTACGAAAAACATACGGTAAAAGATTTCTTCATGTAGGTGGCGATGGAGACACTGGAACAATTCGTGGTGATGCACTTAATCGTATATATGCAAAAAGCAAGGTAGCCATAGGTGATAGTCTCAATATTAACTTTAACTATCCATACTATACTAGTGACAGATTATTTGAAAGTACTGGTCGTGGTGGTTTTACTATCTATCCTAGGATTAAAGGACTTGAGGAATACTTTAAAGATGAAGAAGAAATTGTGTTCTATGAGCATGGAAACTTAAAAGATTTAAAAACAAAAATAGATAAATATATTTTAGATGGTATATTAAGAGAAAGTATTAGAACTGCAGGGCATGAAAGAACTAAAAAAGAGCATACATATGTACATAGGTGGGCAACAATACTAGAAACATTAAATATACAATGAAGTATTTAGTAACTGGTGGTGCTGGGTTTATTGGTTCAAACCTTGTTGATGAGCTAATTAGCCTTGGTCATGACGTTGTTTGTGTTGATGATGAATCCGCAGAGTGTCATGAACAATTTTATTGGAATGATAAAGCACAAAACTATAAATATGATATTTGCGATTATGATTTAATTGCCTCACTATTTAAAAACATTGACTGTGTGTTTCACGTTGCATCTGATGCAAGAATACAGCCAGCAATACTAAATCCTAAAAAATCTATTCAGTCAAATGCACTAGGAACAGCCAACGTCCTTGAACTTTGTAGGGTTAATAACGTAAAAAGATTTATATATTCAAGCACATCCTCTGCTTATGGCAAGAAGGCAATACTTCCAAACATAGAAACACAACCGTCTGACCCACTAACACCATACTCTGCTGCTAAAGTTTTTGGTGAAAACCTTGCGAGAGTTTATTGTAATCTTTATGGTCTTGAGACTATATCGCTTAGATACTTTAATGTTTATGGAGATAGGCAGCCACTAAAAGGTCAATATGCACCAGTAATAGGACTATTTTTAAAACAATCTCGTGAAAAAAAACCTTTGACAGTTGTTGGAGATGGATCTCAGCGCAGAGACTTTACACATATATCTGATGTAGTGCAGGCAAACATTCTTGCATCTGAGGTTGAAAATGGATTTGGTGAAGTATATAACATTGGGTATGGAAGTAACTACGCTATACTTGATATTGCTAGTATGATTTCAAATGATATTAAGTTTATACCGTCAAGAATTGGTGAAGTGCAAGAAACTCTTGCATCTAATACTAAGTTTAAAAATCTAACTGGTTGGACTCCAAAAATATCTTTAATGGATTGGATACAAAATGACTGAAATGATTAAGGCTATTGTTAACGGGGAATTTGAAATAACATTACCAAAACATCGTGCAAATAGACCAGACTGGTATGAACCACATGGTTGGGAAAAACCAAGATTAAAACATATGTCAGAAAATATTTCATCTGGAGATGTTGTGTATTATGTTGGTGCAGAAGAAGGGGAAATGCCTGCTCTATGTCAAATGTGGGGTGCAGAAGTTGTTTTATTTGAACCCAATCCAAAAGTATGGTCACACTTTCCATTACTTTGGAGCGCAAATAATTTAGAACTACCATTAATTTGTATTCCTGGATTTGCATCTGACAAGATAAATAATCTTTCAAGAATATATTATAATGAGTGGCCACCAGAAGTTAATGCTGAAATTGAAGCAGCACATGGATTTAAAGAGTTATATCTTGAAGGAGATACGTATGGTCAAATTACTATAGACTCTTGTGTGTATGATCATAATATTAAGGCACCTACGGCTATTTCCTTAGACGTAGAAGGCAGTGAATGGAGGGTCCTAGGAGGAGCTGAAAAGGTACTTAAAGAACATAAACCAAAGATTTGGTTATCTGGACACCCTGAGTTTATGTTACAACAATGGGATGAATCTTTGTATAACCTTAGACAATGGATAAAAGGATTAGGATACAAAGAATTGATATTAGACTATCAGCATGAGGTACATTTATTTTATGAATCAATCTAAACAATTTTGGGATAACGCTGCCAAGGATCCAGAAGTAAGATATAAGTATATTGCAGATGAGTGGGCATCTACTGAAACATTTTTGGATATTATAAAAAACAATAATAATGACTGGAACAATGTTCTAGAAATTGGTTGTGGAGTAGGTAGACTGTTAGTTCCTTTTGCAGACATGTATAAAGAGTGTAATTTTTATGGAATAGACATATCCGATGAAATGATAAACCTTGCACCTAAAAGAGATAATATAAAGTATCAAGAACTTACAGACAACCTTGACCTTGTATACTCAATGCTAGTCTTTCAACATATTGAGCACCAAGAAAAAATTAACTATATAAAACTTGCTTATGAAAAATTAAAAATTGGTGGTAACTTATTTTTTCAGTTTGTTGTTGGTGAAGAAAATTCTCCATACTCCTATCAAACATCAAGGTTTGAGATTGATAGAATATTAAGTCATGCTGGATTTAAAAACTTAATCTTTACAGATCATATGCATCCTGAATGGATGTTTGTTAGGGCTACAAAATGATTAATGCATACATATATTCTATTAATCCACTTGATGCTGCAGATGGCAAATGGGATTATGGACTACTAAAAGAAACATTTGAAAAAAATAATATTAATCAGTTAGTTGTAAAAAAAATACCAAAAACAGATCGTGGCTTTGTTGTTATCCCTGGACAAGGCAATGCTGGTAAAGAAAAAATAATATCAAACCAATTAAAAAACCTTAATAGAGTTGTTTTATTTATAACTGGTGATGAGGGCGCTCACTTTGATGTAGATAAGATATCTCATCCAAATATTTCTATTTGGGTTCAATACCCACATCAAAAACATGAAAAATATAATAAATTTTTTATTGGTGTGCCACAACACTTAGAGTCTAACTTGCCTGATTATCCTGTTAAAGAATATGATGTTTATTTTGGTGGACAAATAACTCATCAACGTAGACAACAGTTATCGGAAGTAATGCCAAACCTTCAAAATTCTCTATATAAACCCACAGAAGGCTTTGCACAAGGGGAGAAACCTAAAGACTACTATAAAACACTTTCAAAAACTAGGATTGCTCCAGCTCCTGCTGGTGCTCAAGTTATAGATACTTTTAGATTTTTTGAGGCTATTGAAATGTTGGCTTTGCCTATTGGTGATCTTATTGACTCTAAAGGTGAAGTAATTGATTATTTTAATTATGTTTACCCTGCGGGAATTCCAATTGAAAAAGTTAAAAACTGGAAAGAACTAAAAAAAATGCTTCCAAGTCTTATTAATAACTACCCAAACAATATGCATCAGGTAGTGTGCTGGTGGATTAAGTATAAAAGAGATTTTTCTATTAACATAATGAGGGATCTACATGAATAAAAATGATGTAACTATTGTTGTTGTTACTTCTGTTTTGCCAAGTCACCCAGGTACAGAAATTATTGATGAAACAATGTCTACTATAAGGGAACACTTTCCTAATAGTGAAATTATATTACAAATAGATGGTTTACGTAAAGAGCGCTTACACCGTAAAGCAGATTATGATGAATATAAAAATAGAGTTTTATGGAAATGTTTACATGAATGGAAAAATGTATTACCTATAATTTTTGATGAACATAGTCATCAAACCACAATGATGAAAGAAACTATTGGACTTATTAATACTGCAGTTATGCTTTATGTTGAAGGAGATGCCCCGTTAACTCCAGATTGTAAAATTGATTGGCAAGAATGTTTAGATATGTTAGAGCATGAAAAAGCAAACACAATTCGTTTTCATTTTGAGTCATCAATACCAGAACCACATAAACACTTAATGTTTGGTCTTGAGGATAATTTTATTAAAACTGTTCAATGGAGTCAACGTCCACACCTAAGCACAGTTAAGTATTACAGGGATGTTGTTCTTCCTTTTTCTGAAGAAAAAACATTTATTGAAGATAGGTTTCATGGGAAAGTCCAAGATGACAGTTTTCCATATGAAACTTTTAGTCAAGAAGGTTGGGACATTCATAAACTTTGGATATATCATCCAGAAGGAAGCATTAAACGCTCTTATCATTTAGATGGTCGTGATGGTACACAAAAATTTACACAAGATGATAATACTTGGGGATATAAAGAATGAGACTTGGCATAATTGCAAGATCAGATAATACTGGACTTGGCAATCAAACAAAAGAACTTGTGGATATGCTTAATCCAGTAAAGATTATGCTTATTGACTCTACTCCTTTTAATAGAAATAAACAGCATCCAGAGTGGTATGAAAAATATGAGTGTCAACATGTTAGTGGTTTTCCAAAAAACTTTGAAGTAGAGATGTTTTTAAACGGATTAGATGTTGTATTAACTTGTGAAACATTTTATAGTAAACATTTTGTTACTTTGGCAAAAAGAAAAAAAGTTAAAACAATTCTTCAATATAATTATGAATTTTTAGATAATTTAGAAAACTCAGACCTTGCATTGCCAGATATTTTAGTTGCACCAAGTCTGTGGAAGTTTGAAAATGTAGTAAAAAAATTTGGAAATACAACAAAAGTAGTTCATGTTCCACCTCCAACTAATCCAAATTTATTTTCTAATGCAAGAAATATTAACTTAAGTAAAATACATAAAAAAATACTTCACATTGGTGGAAAAGCTGCAGCAAAAGATAGAAATGGAACAAACACTGTAGTTGAAATGCTTAAGTATTCTAAAACTGATTATGAACTTGTTATTAAAAGTCAAACCACATTAAGTATACAGTGTAATGATCCAAGACTTACCATTGACACTTCTAGCCCAGATACACGTGAAAGCCTCTATGAGGGCTATGACGCAATGGTACTGCCAAGAAGGTATGGTGGACTGTGTTTACCTATGAATGAGGCTCTATTAAGCTCTCTACCCGTTTTTATGACCAACACATCTCCAAATAACAATATACTTCCAGCAGAATGGCTTGCAGACACTGTTAGAATTGATAGACTAATGACTCGCACTATGCTTAATGTATATGAGGCTAATCCTAAAATGCTTGCTAAGATAATTGATAATTATTATAATAGTGATGTTTTTATTGGCAAGAACAAGGCTTTTGAATTAGGAGTAAATCATTTTTCTCAAGAAAAACTACATGAAACATATAAAGAATTATTAAAGTTTTAATCCTAAATCTCTAGATATTGGAATAATAAATTTATCAGAAAACTCCTGCTTAAGATTTCCTAGCGTCATAAAGGTTGCTTTTCTGTCTAATATAAATTTAATATTTGTTTTAAGCTCTTGAATTTTAAGATCTGTAAATGTTAATATATAAAAAGATAACCACAGGTCATCAATAATCCAATACTCTTCTGGGCAATCAAAAAAATCATCATTAAGAAACAAACCAGAATGACATATTAATCCTCCAGTGCCTGCATAGTTTCCACATTCATTTTTTTCTAGTTTAATTTTTTTTCTATAGACATATTCAACCATGTGTGCCCAAAATGTTTTAACTGCATTAGGGTCATATTGGTCATGACATTCCTGTATAAATGTATCTGGAATTATCTCATCATCATCAATAAATATTATTTTCTCATATCCTGATTCCGCTAAGTCTCTTGCCAGAATAAATCTACCAAATTGTTTAAACTCATTACCATAATTATGTACAGTTATTTTTGTTGTATTGGAATATTTATTTAAATAGCCTAACAATTTTTCATTTCTATTTGAATTATCAACTATAAAAAAATCAAAATCTTTATTTGTTTGTCTTTCTATGCAGCCTAAAGTAGTTTTAAGGTTTTCAAACCTTACATAAGTGCACATTATAAGAGCTGTTTTTGACATATATTTTAATTATAGCAGAGAGAAAGCCAGCCTATTTCTAGACTGGCCTCTCAATGAAGCTTGTTACTTCTTCTTTGCTGCTGCCTTCTTTGCAGGAGCCTTCTTAACTACCTTTGCAGACTTCAATGCTTTGTCTACAACTGATGTGTCAGGTAGGCGACCAAATGCACTATCATTTGGATTAATTGCTCTTAATGCAACTGGAACCAATGCACCAAGTAGTGAGTATGCAAGTGTTGCTGGATCTGTAATTCCAGATGCATACATTGCCACTCCTGCTGCAAGTGCTGATCTTCCGTATGATGCAAGTATTGCCTTTAGTTGTTCTGTATTCATTTTATTCCTCCTAGGATATTGCTCTTGTTAGTACTGTAAAGCCAATCCATAAACCAATAATTCCTGCGACTCCCGCAAAAACTGGTGGTGCTGGTACTGGCAATTTGAATGCAGCAAATACAATTCCGCATCCAAAACCTGTTAATGTTGATAAAATAATGTCTTTCATTGTTTCTCCTCAATTGGCAATAACTTTTTTAATTCTTTATATGATTTAGATATTTTTTTCATTGCTTGATAGTCTGGTCTTACCATTGATAAAGTATCTCCATAGGTATCAAAATGATTAATTTCTGAATCAACATTGTCTATAAAACTATTTAAACCTTTTTGAACAGTTTCAATATATTCATAAGCCCAGTCACGAGATTCAGATAAAAACTTAATAAAGTTTTCTTGGTGTATATTTTCTTCATTTTTAAAATTATTTTCTTGAATACTTTGAAAATATTTTTCAAATAAAATATTTTTATTTTTAATTTTTATGTAATCTTTTTTTAATGAAATAATTTTATAAACCAATAAAAAACAAATAAAAATAAATAAAAACATTGAAACAAATATAAAACTATTATTCATTAATTAATTACCTCTCTATGCCCAGTATTTTATTATAGCAGTTACTGCTAGAATAGACCAACCAATATTAAAAATAATTATTGTTGGTAATGTTTTAACTGTTGATGACCATATTAATGCTAAGCTAGATGCTAAAGCAAATATATATAACCACCACCATTGCTTTCCAAGCAAAAGACCTGGAAAAATTATACATATCTTTGTCATAAAAGCAAAAAATTCTATTGTGTTAGGCTTGTTCCAATATTTTTTATATTTCATTTTTTTTATTGCTTTTAAAAACTCTAAATCTTTAATCATTTAATCCACCAAGATGTTTTAAAAATTCTGAATGAGTCAAAAAAGAGTTTTCTATTTTTATTTCTTTTTTATTTTTAAAATTAAAATATTTTTTATTTTTTGATGAATAAAAAGTTTTATTTTTTTCTTTATGTAATAAATGAATTCCTTTTCCAATTATTTTATAACTTAAACCACTAAAGCCTTGGACAACATTATTTTTTATTTCATATAAATTATTCATTAAAAAAAGTTTATAGTTTAATTCAAATGAAATTTTATTTTTTTCTCTAAACTCAGACCAAAATAATGTATTTGTTTTATTTGTAAAGTAGTGAAGTTGAATAAAGTCTACTATTTTTTGATATTCTTCTACATATTTTTTATTAAAATTATTAATAGATTCTTGTTCTTTTGAAAACATTAAAGACCTGTTAGAGAAAAAACTATTTAATGTTGTTACAAAATTATTAATTGATGTTGCTTCAAGGGGCTCAACAAAAGAACCAGATAGACCAATAGCAAGAACATTATTTTTTAATATTTCTTCAAAACACCCAGGACTAAAATCAATAAAACCTTGATCTGGTTTTGCATATAATGGTTTAAATCCTAAAAATTCTTCAATTTCTAAAATTGCTTCCTCTTTTGTTATGTAGTCTGAGTCAAAAACATATCCACAACCATACCTATTTTGTAGTGGAATTTTCCACATCCAACCATAGTTCATTGCAATTGCCTCAGTGTATGGGGGAATATTTTCTTTATCTATTTCTAAAAAAAATGGTATAGCTTTTTTCATTGACAATCGTTCAGAAAAACTAATCCAATTAGAATTAAAATGTTTTTGAATAATTAATCTAGAAAAACCAGTGCAATCAAAAATAAAATCTGACTTTATAACTTGATTACTTTCTAAAACTAAAGACTCAATGTCTTTATTTTCTTTAGAATTAATAGAAATAATTTTTCCTTCTATTCTACTAATTCCTCTTAAAACTCCAACTGTAGACAAGTATTTTGCTAAAAGTTTTGCATCAAAGTGAATGGCATATCTAAAATGCTGATTTAAATTTTCTAAGGGACTATTTAATATTTTTTTATCTTTTATAAAAGAAAACATAACTTTATTGTTTTCACACACATCAACAATTGGATCATATTTTTCTGTAACTATTTTTTTGAAATTTATTCCATGATCTACTGGGTCTCCTCCAAATGGATGATAATAAAAATCATTATCTTTAGACCAGTTTGTAAATTTAGTTCCAGCTTTTAATGTTGATCCTGTATTTTTTATTAAGTCTTCAATGCTTATTCCTAAGTCTTTCATAAAACCAACAGCATTTACTTGTGTGCCTTCTCCTACACCCAATATTCCAATCTCATTACTTTCAATTAATACAATATTGTCATTTGGATAATTTTTTTGTGCATAAAGAGCAGTTATCCACCCAGAAGCTCCACCACCCACAACAACAATATTTTTCACTTTAGTACCTCTCTTGTAACTAATACAATTGCTCCATTTTGTTCTAATGCATCTTTTAATTTTACCACATACTGAAGAGCTTGTATTTTTTCATCATGTACCATTTTTATAAAATTATTTTCATTAAGTTTTATAGTTAAAAAATGTTCATTATCAATGATCTCAACACTAAAATTTTTAGGGGGAATAATTGAATGAAAAGCTTTTTTCATGTTATCTGTGTACATTATTTTTCCTTTATGTATGGATCAAGTCTATCCCAGTGACCATTGGCACTACCCTGATAAACCTGACCAGTTTCTCTGTCAACAAGAAGCCACTTTGTTGGAACCTTTGTGTGTATAATTATGTCAATTGGATTTTTAAGTTCTTCAAATTCTTTATGCGTTCTCATCTGATCTCCATAGTAAATAGGATTTAACATAAACTACTCCATAAGCTAAAGCTGAAAATATAAAACCATATTGTTTTGTTATAATTGCATATGTAATCCACAAGGTTTCATTAAGCAATAGGATATGCCATCCCCATATTGTTTTACGACCTACAAAAAATATGCCAGTAACACCTATTACTGCTAATACCCACGACCACATTATTCTTTATCCTCATTGTCTACATAAAAGAATAATTCCTCAAGAGAGTTCCAGCCTATATCTTCTTTAATGTTTAAGGAGTCTAGAAAAATATTCCATGTTTCATGCACATATTGTTTTGCCATTTCACTTGCTTCAACAAGATCTGCCTCAATAAAATATGCCAAAGGCAATCCAATATCATTGTAGCTGATAAAGTCTTTAAAGTCTTTTTCATGTTTATAATTTAGCCATAGATCAGAAAGAATAGAGCAAATGCTTTCAAATTCAGTTACTGGTTCTCCGTTGTTAGTATTTTCCATAATTCACCCCACTGTTCTTTATTCCTGTGCTTTGAAAACTCTTTTGAGATTTCTCCATTTTCTAAATATATACCGCCCCAAACGCCCCACTCTTTTCCAGATACACCATTGGCAAAGCATACTTTGGCTACTGGACATCTCATACACATACTATCTATTATTGGTCTAATCTCTATATCATCTTCATATTTTTCAAAATACAAATTTGTATCTAAATCAAGACAGACTGCATTATCTTTCCATAAATGTTGTTTCAAGGATTACTCCTTATACTTGTTTGGAATATCCCAGCCATTACGATCAGGTACAAAATATTTTGCTAAAAACCATTTGTTTTTAATGCGTATACCGCTTGGTGAAGTTCTTGCAATATCAGAATGTTTTGTTTCTATTACTGTCCAACCATCCCAACCAAGGTTGTGATTTTTTGCAACAATTTTTTCCATAGTTTCTAATTTATTTATTATCATCTTTATCCTTAATACCTATAAATTCCGACTTCAATATTTTTGAGTTCGGCTTTTGTAACTAATTTTGAGGTTAACTCTTTTGGTTTACTTAAAAATATTAAATAGTTAACGTAGTCCATATTTTCTTCAACATAAGAAACTGGAACTTTAAAAAATTTAATTTTTTTACCTCTTGCCTTCATTCCACGTTCTGAAAGATTTGTAAATTCAGATACCATAGAATTAATTTTTGTTGGTCCAACAGAATAAATTAATAGCTCATTATCTTCGCTTGGCATAGTTGACATTGCAACTGCCATTGCACGAAGAAAAACTTGGTAGTCATTAAAATCTTTCGTTCCTTGCACTGCCACTATCATTATTATTCCCATTCTTTAAATTGTCTAATATAAACAACATTTTGTTTATATCGTTTTTTGTCATATTTTCAGTATTAACTGGTTGTGTTGTTTCTGAATCAACACCGCCATCAATAGCTTCAGCAGTATAAAATACATTATTGCTGACCCAATATGCTTTTTCTTCTATAAAAATAACCTTTACTGTGTTTTTTTCTAAGTGTTTTTCTGCTTGAGAAAGTTTTTTAGGCTTATCAAAAAAACCAGAAGGGATAAAGTTTTTAATTATTTCATGCATGTTGCTTTGACTATACATAATCTTATTAATAACCTTACTTTTTCTTCTTTTATAAAGTATATACCCAAAGGAAAGCAATGTCAAGTTTATGAAGAGTATATATATCATTATTTTTCTTAAAAATCAACTATTGGCTCCGACTGATTATCAGTCTTTTTGGTATTTAGTTTTATTTGTGAGACTAAGTATTCTAACTCAAGGTCAGAGCATTTTTGCTTATAAAAATTAATTATCTGGATAAGTTCATTTTTTTCTAAATCTTTCATTGATTTAAATACCCCCTATTTGATAAATTTTGTTAAATCAAAAACACTTTCACTCCATATTGTTTTATAAGATTTTTCTTCTTTAGAAGCAACAAATTCTGCATTATTTCCATCACCAACATTTTTTGGAGAACATGCAGGGCAATCGGGGCAATCAACACCCATAGCTTTACATGTTTCACATCCACAACCTTTGTATGTTGATGTTGCAGAGTTTCCTTTTGGAGTTCCTCCAGGAACTTCATTTATGTCTACAGACTGATTTTCCATTTTTGCTGGCCCCTCTAATATTTGTTTTTCTACATTTGTTATTGAATCTGAGGCACTTATTGATGCACCAGAACTAGATGCACCATAACTAGAATCTCCAATTCCGCTTCTACGTACTCCATATTGTAAAACATTATCTTTTGTAGCATCTGGCACATTGGCATATAAAGCCCTTACTTGGTCTTCTGCCTCGCCTTTAGTTGGATGGGTACCAACGGTCTTTCCTTTGTCATCTACTACAGCGTACTGTGACCCTGAAGTTTCAATGTGATATGGCATACTAAAATTATACCAGAGTTATTTTCTTTTTAGAAGTCTTTTAATTTCATTTAAATGCCATTGATTTTCCTCAGACAAACTTGATATTTCTTTAGGGTCTAATGCCTTTTCTGAAATACTTACTATTGGATCATCTTCCATTAAGTCAATACTTAAAAAACCTTTTTCCCATAAATTAAGAATATAAGAATTAACATCTCTTATGTGTTCTTCATAAAGTGCAGGCATTAAATCTTTAATTTTTGGCGTAAAAGAATATAGAAATTCTCCAACTTCAGGATCTATGCCTGCAACCTCAATTCCACCATTTAATATTAAATAGTCAATAGAGTCTTGTTCTTCAGGTATCATATTTTTACCATCAGGATTGAATATCATTTTGAATATTTTTTTCATAATTAATCAATGCCTCTAACTGCTCTCTATTTTGTGCCCCAATATTTCTTTTAATTTCTATACCATCCTCAAGTAAAATAAAAGTTGGAACAGAATAAATTGCAAAATTTTTTGCTAAATCAAGTTCAGAATCAACATCTATTATCTGAAACTTAATATGCGTTTCTCTATTCATTTCTTCAACGATTGGTCTAGTTTTTTTACAAGGACTACACCAATCTGCAGTAAAGTAATAAACTACTCTCACTTTCCAGATTTCTTTCTAGCTTTTACAAGAGCATCAAAATCCTTAACTTTGGTATCTCCCATATATCCCCAAGCATAACCATCATTAATCATTATTTCATTAAGAGATACAGTGTTACCATCTACGTATACCCAGCCTAAAATGCGACCATACTTTTCAGATGAATTCATTTTTTCAGTTTTAATAATAACAGACTTAGCATCTTTTAAAATTTTCTTTAAATATTCTTTTGATTCAATACCTAGAATTTTTTCTGCTTTATCTTTTGTGCGAGATTCTGGTGTATCAATTCCAGCTAATCTTACACGGGATTCAAACATAATGTCAAAACCTAAATCAATAACAACATCTATTGTATCTCCATCAACAATACCAGTTACACCCTTAACAAAGTATTCATACATTATTAATCATCCAATCTTGATCGTTCATCAATTACTTCAACCATAAATTTCATCATGTTCCTATATCCAACAGAACTATTCATTATTTTGTTGTAATGATGTGAACAAAATAGTAGCTCCCCTATATTTCCAATTACTTTAACATATGCTTGTGATGGACAAGAGTCACACCTATCTGTTGCATCAAGCAGATAAACTTTATCTTGTATCTCCATTGTATTCATATTATACTACCGCTTTCTGTTATCAGTGGAATAAAATCCACTACCGTTGAAAACTGCTCCTACATTAGAGTATACACGAACTAGATTAGTGTTGCAAGTTTCACATAAATACCCTGGGTCAGAATTATTAATAGATCTTTCTTTAACAATTCTGATACCACAGGGCATACAGTCATATTCATATAATGCCATTATCTTGCGTTATTCGCCTTGATGCCACGATATCCAGTTTTCTTTTTATTCATGCTTCCAGGTTTTTTATACCCAGAGCCAGCAGGCATTGCTGCTTGACGTTGTTGCAATGCCTTAGAAATTTTATCATTATGCTTTCCCATTACTTAATTCCATTTCCAAACCTAGCCCATACTCTTTCATGCAGAAAATATCCAAGTGCTTCCCATCCAATATAAATTAAAGCACCAAGACTTGCGTACTCCCATTCTTTTGTAAATAAATAGATAACTCCTGCTACACCAACAAGATGAAATGTTTCCCAACTTAATGTTTTAAGTAATGTTCTTTTTGTTGATTCTATATTATTTTCCTTTAATTGCTTTTAGGGTATTTGCATCTACAATACCGTTAGGGTTTATTGATTTAGATTTTTGAAAATCTTTTACTGCTTTTTCTGTTCCTGGACCAAACTGTCCATCTACTTTCAAGCCAAGAGCTTTTTGTATTTCTTTTACTTGTGGACCCTTAGATCCTTTTTTCAAAGCAGCAGAGGCTGTTTTAGTTTTTGCATTTGGCTTTGTTGCCGCTACAGGCTTTTCTGAAACACTCTTTGTAGGTTTTAATGCAAGATCTGAAGATCCAACTTTAGATAGCAATGGAGTATTTTCTTCCCCAGCATAGACTGGACGACCCCAACCAACAATACCATTTATAAGCTTTAGCTTGTTGTCTTTAACATATGCACGAGTCTTCTCTACGCACATTCCGCCATTGCGCTGATCTCCTTTTGAGGTTCCTGAAGTGTTTCCTTCAATAACTTGAATTGTTCCATTTCCGTTGTTTTTAATACAAATACCAACGTGTGAAATTCTATTAACACCATCTTCTGGGAAATCAAAATAAATCCAATCTCCTGGAGTTGGATCATCATTACGTGCATCTGCCCAACGATTATTCTTTTTAAACCACTCAGATGCTGCAACTGTTGATGCAGACTTTGGGTACTTCTTTGGGTCTAGCCCTGATGTAAATGCACACCAAGAAACAAATGATTGACACCATGGTTGAAAATTCATTCCAGTCCATTTACCATACTTTGTTTCGTTATCTTTTGGACCTTCAATGGTTCCAACTTCTTTCTTTGCAATTTCAATGATTGCCTCTAATGATCCTTTTGTTGACATGGTTCCTCCTAATAGCTGTCTAATTAATTATAGCATTATGAGGCTTGTGATGTCAACCTATTATGAGTTCTTATTCTATGACAGTTGGCACAAACTACTTCACATTTTGCTATTTCTTTTTTTATTGCTGCCCAAGAAAATCCATCATGAATCATTCTTGAAATATTATATTTTTTATCATGAAGGTGATCAAAATCTAATATTATATGATTTTTTACTCCACAATCAACACAACCAGATGCTTCTTTTATTTCTGACAGTCTTTTTTTAAACTGTTGCTTGTTGTAATGTACTAACTCTTTGTCAGTCATAGGCTTTAATTATACCAACAAATATTAAAATGCCCCACACAGGTAATTCAGGCACGTAGGCCACGGTCATATAAATGGGTAACTAAGCCATCTCTAAGGTCCTATGTGGGGACATCTATATTGTACTACTTGATTTTAATTGTTCTTGGTTTTTTTTCTTCAGGAACAATACGATCTACATTAATGTGTAGCATTCCATCCTTAAGGTCAGCACCAGTTACTTCCATGTACTCACCAAGAGCGAATGTGCGAGTAAACTTACGACCAGCAATTCCCTTGTGTACAACTTCTGCATCTGTTACTTCAACAATATCACCCTTTATAATAAGTGTTCCATTATCTACTGAGACATTAATATCTTCTTTAGAAAATCCAGCAATAGCCAATGAAATTCTATATGTATCTTCATCTAGTTTAAGAAGATCATAAGGTGGATATGATTGTGAATTTGTTTTGTGTGCTGTATTTAAACGACTTAGCTCCCTGTTGAAGCCAATAAAAAAAGGATCATTGAATAGATCCATTGCAAATTGTGTTACCATTTTATTCCCCTTTCAAGCGAATAATTTAATGTACCCCCATTTGGCAGGTACATATTTATTATATCATGTTATTTTTTATAACATTATTTATAAAATTTTAATATATTGTCTTTCATTATGTCTGCAATGTGTTGATTTCTATGAGATCCCCAATGAGAAAGATTTAATCCTTTTCCTCTGTCCATAGCGTAATGAAATATTTCATTGTTTTTTTCTTCTAAGTCTTTATGACACAAAATTCTTTTTTTGTTTACAGTATAAACATCTTCTATTGACTCAAAATCTCTATTCCAGTTTTCCATTTCAACATTAATAAGTGTTGTATATTCTTCCTTTTTTATAGATTCAATTATTTTTAAATTTTTTACATCCCAAATAGACCATATAAAGTTTATTCCTGCTAAAATACAATACTGTTCTAGCATTAAAATAAATTGTGCAGAATAAAAGTGAGATATTTCTGGAATTAAGACATTTTCTGCTTTATGCGGAGACCGAGAAAATTTAATATCTGGAATCCATGGACCTAGGTTAGAAGTATATAAAAAATTATCATCCCAAAAATTTTCAATACTTATGTTGTCTGCTTTTTTTCTTTCTATATTTAAAAGAGCACTGTTTGACACAAAATGTTTACTATTTTGTGGAGAAAGAAATCTTCCAAAATCTGGAAACATTGCACATAAAAATTTAGGATGACCATATTCTTTAAAGTAAGCAAAAATTTTTTTTACTTGTCCAACAACAGATTCTCCAGGTAATGCTAAGTTTGCGTGAGAAAGATTAAGGTCTTTTGCAACTATTTCTGCCCACATAAATTCTTTAGGTATTCCAACCCCATACGTAAATGAACAACCAGCAATTAACAAGTCTGTATCTTTTTTAAATTCTGGAGATCTATATTTTTTTTTATTAACTTTGTGCTCAATATTCCATTTTTTAAAAGTATAATCTTTGTTGTCTAAGAAATCATCAACAAGTCTATTTGTGTACATTAAAAGTTTGTTGTTTTCATTTATTTTAAAATTTTTATTCTCTTCAAACAGAACAGCGCTATAAAGATCTAAATTGTCTTCTTTATTTTTTTTGTTCATTTTAAAATTTTTCCTAACATTAATTATTTAATATACTAAAAACAATATTATATAAAATATATTTTTATTTATTAATTATATCACAATTGTATTGTTTTTCCCATTCGTAAATATCTTTTTTATCATTTAACAAAGGCTGACCTTTTATGTTTAGACTTGTATTTAATAAAACTGGGCATCCTGTATACAAGTACCACTTACGAAGAAGCATATGTAATTCTGGATGTTGTTCTTTATTTACTGTTTGAACTCTAGATGTTCCATCTGCATGCACGACAGATGGTATTTTGTCTGGTTGTTTACATGTAACTGTATACTGCATGTATGGTGATGCAAAATTCATATCAAACCATTCTGACGAAAACTCTTCTAGAACCATTGGTGCAAATGGCCTAAATGACTCTCTTTGTTTAATTGAGTTAACTTTATTTTTTATGTCTGGGTCTCTTGGATCTGCTAAAATACTTCTATTGCCAAGAGCTCTTGGTCCGTATTCTGCTCTACCCGTTGCTACTGCTACAATTTTATCTTTTTTTAATCCCGCTAAAATTTTATTGATAGGATAAACTCCACCAAGATCATGACCCAAGTAAGGTCCTTTCCATTGAATATGTTTTCCATAAAGTGCAGCTGCTGCGCCTAAAGAACTACCAGCATCTCCAGGATTTGGCATTATCCATATATCATTAAATATTTTCCATAGGAGTGTGTTTGCTGAAGAATTTAATGCACAACCACCCATAAAAACAAGATTTGTTTTTCCAGTTAATTTCTTTGCCATTTGCATAAAATCAATTAGTCTTTGTTCATATACAACCTGAACGGCTGCTGCTATATCAAACCTATCTTTTTCATTAATTGGAAGTCCCCAATCTGTTATTCCTTTATGGAAATTATATGACTGATCATAGTACTTTGGAAAGTATGAGTCTATTTCTTTATAGTATCTTTCCCAGTCTCCGTATG